CCTAGCCTCGCCATGCCTATCCTAGCCTCGCCCTGCCGCGCCACACCACGCCACGCGGAGCCCTGGCACGCCGCGCCTTGCCATCATTTAACGACCGAGCTAAACCGCCCAAAGCGCGGCCGCCAGTCGCCAATCCCTTTGATACTGCCAGCCCGCGCTAGCGCGTCTTCAACGTCGCGCCGCGTCACAATCTCTGGCAGATACTGAATCTCAATCTCAACCGACCACGCGTCAAACCGTGGCCGCGTCCGCATAATCTTGCTCGTGCCGATTTTGGCCGGCCGAGTGTACTGATAGCGCGGATCCAAAAAACATCGCTGCGTCGTCGCAGCCTTCCCGTCGACGCGCAGTTGAAACATGCCGTCGCAAAAAACCCCGGCCTTGAATGCCGCCACCTCTTTCCGGCCAGCGCTCTGAACTAAGCACCGCGTCAGCATCTCACCATCAATGCAGATCGGCGAATCGTTCTCAAGCACGACCTTGTTTCCGTCGCGCCGAAAAATAATTGGCTCGGTCGTATAAAGACCGCCAAGCCATTCAACCGCCGCCAGCGCGTCAAATGCCGCGTCGCTCTTGGCTTTCTTGTATGCCTTCTGCGCCGAGTCAATTTCGCGCGTAAAGACGTTCCGCGGGTCGACTAAATGCCCATTGTGCAGAAGAATGGGCGCTTTGCCCGTCAGTGTCGCTTTGATTGTTTCCATGATGTCCTCGTTGTTAAATCGGTACTACCCTTGCCTTGCCCAGCCGGGCCTCGCCCCGCCATGCCAGGCCCGGCCCGCAAATGCCTCTCGCGTGAAAACCATTTGCGGGCACGGCCCGCACTGCGCTACTACCCCTGCCCTGCCTGGCCACGCCGAGCATTGCTCAGCGATGCCACGCAATCTTTAGAACGGCACGTCCTGATCGCCAATCGCCGCGAAAGGCGACGGCCCCGCTTCCACTTCCCGCGCCGCCGATCCACCGCCACGCGGGAACGGGCCGTTCAATCGCACACCGTACTTCTCCTGCTCCTCTGCCACGACCGACGCCTGCGCGTCCGCCAACCGCGCGTTCAACTTTCGCAGCCAGTCGCCGCCGGTCAGGTCGGCCTCGGTTGCGCCGAGGGCTTCGAGACGCTTGCGAGTGTTGCTGAGCGACTTGGGCGTCAAGAACAGATTGGTGCTGCCCTGTGAGTCGTCGGCAAACCGAACGACCACTTCGAGCGCCTGGGTACCGTTTTGGCCGAGTTCCACCTTCCGCAGTCCCACAATACGGACGTCGTACCAGGTTTTGTCCTGTAGGCTTTGCGCGATCATTCAGCGGCCCCCTTGATCTCGGCGAGCTTGTCAGCGAGAACGGTGGCGGCTCCCATGCGGGACTCGGTTTCGTCAACGACCGACTGAATGAGCGAGTCGCTGGTATCCACCGCCGCCCCGCCCGCGACCTCGGACGCGTGGAACGCATGGAAGCGAGACAGCATCCGCGCGAACAACATCTCGTGCCCGAACTGGTCGTAGGTACCGGGCTTGTTGTCTTTGCCGCGGCTTCGCGCCACCAGTCCGCTCCGCGTGGCGTCGTCCAGCGTGTACCGAATTCGCAGCGGCTTGCCAGCTTCGTCGGTCATGGCTTCGCCCATGAAATAGAAGGCATATTCGCTTGCCTTCTCCGTGTGCTCGACGACCTTCCAGTTGTAGCCAGCGCGCCGCAGCAGGACCGCGCGGCCCTTGTAGTGCAGCGCCGGAATCAGCATTCCGCCCTGCGGAATCAGGTGGATGAACTGAAGCGACTGCGCTTCGTTGAAACCGTAGTCTCGCCCGTACATATACTTCAGTTCGATCTGCGGCGCGGGAATACCCAGCGCCTGCGCCCGCCTCCCCGCCTCGAAGGCGTCGATCCGCAATTGATCGGCGCGGCTCTTTAGCGTCGCGTCGGTGATGTCATCCAGTAGCGACCGCTTCGGCTGCTCTGGAGCGGCAGCGGGTTGCGCTGCCTGGATATACTCAGTAAGTGTGCTCATTTATTACTCCTCTTCCCCGTCACGCCGGGAACACGCGGAACGGACGGCTCACGCTTGGCTTGATCACCTTCGCATAGATGTCCGGAAACTGTTTCTTGAGCGCAACGGTATCCACCCGCTGCGAAACCTGCGGCTTGAACGAAATCCGGTACCCCGGCGCCACGCCGCCCGGCGCGTCCCCGATCATGGCGGCCGCGTCGGCCTTCAGCGCCTCCATGGCCTCCTCGGCCTCGTCGCGAACGTCGCGCAGGGCTAGATACTCAGCGGCGATGCTGCCAAGCCCCGCGATCGTTTCGGCGTCCTCGTCCACGTCAACCCGGTCCAACAAGGCGGCGCCTTGACACGAGTGGCGAAACTCGCACTTCCCGCACCGCTTGTCGCTGACCGGCAGACGGTCCGGTTCCCCGCAGCCGCCTACCATGGCCCAGAATTGCGTAGCCATCTCGCGCACCAATTCGTAGGCGCTTGGATCGAACGACACTTCAAAGGTCTCGAACCGCCAGTTGGACGGCTCCAGCACCGCGAACGCGCCCCACTTGTAGCCAGCGAGCCCCATGTACCACTGGATCTGAAGCTGGTAGCTCAGCGGCAATCCGTCGCGCATGAACGACCGGAACGCGCGTTCGTTGGCCGTCTTGCACTCCAAAACGCCGGGCCCGCGCTCGTCGCCAACGATCATGCGATCCATCGCACCGGCCTGCCAATCCTCCTCGCCAAAGCGTGAGCCGGTGCGGCGGACCTTCCGGCCCGTGCGCTCCTGGTACTCCTCGACAATGAGCGGCTCAAGCTTGGTGCCCCGGATCAGGTGCCCGCGAAACTCAACCTCGTAGTCGGGCTCAACGCCTTGTTTCTGGTACCAGAGCTTTCTCGCGCAGCCGTAGGGCGGGGCGTTGACGATGTGGCCCAGGTCGCTGCCGCCGATAAACCTTGTTCTGTCCATAATCTCCTCTCTTCAGTTGCCCCCAGCCGTGGGACTGGGGGCTCGGTAGTCGGGTTAGCCAATCGTTCTAATCGTGTTTTTTCGTCCGGTTCCTCCTTGGTGAGATACCGCTCAGAGAGCGGCTGGCAGTGACGCCAGGGGACCGGCCAGCGGAATCCACGCCGCCTCTCGTCCGGGTATACCCGTGTGAGATCTGGCCGGCCACCTCGCGCCACTGGCGCTCCTGCTCTACCTTGGCGGCGCCGAGTCGCATATAATGCTCGACCATGACGCGTGCTGTATTGTTGCTGTTCATGTTGTCCTCCAGACAAAAATCGGCCGCCCGCCCGTGACGACAAGCGGCCATATGCTCAACCCAAGGAGTGCCCTTCTGTTGGGCTTCGTAGGCCTGTCGGCCTCACCGAACGCCGCGAGCGGCGCTCAGTGCGAGAGACAGGTGTAAATGTAAACCGCAAGCGCCCAGTTAAGCGCCAGCGATAAACCAAGACCGACAATTAGCGCGTCTTTCCCGCGCCGCTCGCGCTCTATGCGCTTGCGGAACACCTCGTAGCTGATCATGACTGGTAAGCCTCCAGCCATGCCTCGGCGAGCAGGTAAATCGCCGCACAGGCGCGAACGGCGGGGTGGCCGAAGTCGGTCAGCAACATCGCGGCGGTCATCAACGTGACCACGATGTGCAGGATGGTGAGGGCGGTGGAGGGTGTCATTGCGCGGCCTCCACGAACCTGGAGCCCCACGCGATCCGCAAATCGGCGAGTATCTGCTCTGCCGCCTCACACTCCATCCCCTCGGTGACGCATTCGCCACCGACCCAAACCAGCCCGTCGCGAAATTCAACGGCCGCGCCGTCCAGTGTGCCGATGCTCACGCCCGCACCTCGTCCAGCGCCGGGACCGACGCGCCCAGCGCCTTCAGAACGATGAGCCGCGCCATGGCGGTCGGCGTAAGCCCGAGGGCGCGGCCAGCGGCGATTAGCTCGCCGTGGGCCTCGGGACTCAGCTTGATGAGTACGTTTCGCTTCTGCATGGTTAGAATTTAGCACACAACTCTAACCACAGCGCAACTGTTCGACTATTAAAAATTATTCACAGGCCACGCTAGAACAACGCCGTCCACGCGTACGCATCTGCGGCATCTTTCCTGCAGATCCGCAGCGTGTCCGCCACGCCAGCGCCGCCTTGAACCATGACCACGTACCCCCGCGTCGTGCTGTTGCATGTCGCCTCCGTGCCGGCAGACCAGATGTGGACCACCGCCTGCACGTTGGCCGCGGCCTCCCACGCTGTACCGTTCCAGCGGATGCCCTGGCCAACCGTGGCGCTGCTCTGGTTCAGCTGCGCCAGATTGAATTTGACGGTCGGCGTCGGCACGGTCGTGCTGCGGATCGCGCGGATGGTCGTCGCGCCTGTCGGCACCACCCAGGTTTCCTTCCACGCCGTGCCGCTGGACGGCGCGAAGGTGGCCGTGTACGAGGTGCCGCCCGGCGTGATCTGGTCGTTGGCGTACAAAGTCAGCGAGAAAGCGCCTGCGGTAACCGTCACGGTCTGCGTCCAGCCGCTAAGGGTAACGTTGCCGCTATATAGCGGCTGCGCCAGTGCGGGCGAGTTCAGCGATACCGTGACCGTGCCGCCGAACGTGCCGCCAAAAGGCGTGGTGATCGTGTCGCTGATGGTGGCCGTCTGCGCGAAGGCAGAGACGGCGAGGAGGAGTAGGGTAAGTAGGTGTGTCATGTGGCTGGCCTGTAGCTGATGTCTAGCGTGACTGCGTTTCGTTCCCGGCGCGGCGTCATCTCGAGCCACCAGCCGCCCTGCGGACGGGCTGCGCGGCCCTTCTCTACATGGTATCCTTTACCGCCGCGTTCTTCGGCCTTGTAGGTGCCGGAGCGAAGGAACACCTGATTCCGCTGCACGACGCGCCCCAAGTTGTTGAGGCCCGTCATGACGTTCTCGTCCGCGTTGCGGCGGTGGATGTGGCCGGAAACGTAGATGTCGGCGTCGTACTGCCCGCGCGTGCGCGACTGGTCGATCATGCCGCGCGTCACCTCGCCACCGCCGCCGTAGCCGTGGTGATAGTGCAGAACCGTACTGGTCTGATGCTTGTTCCCGAGGTCGAACCGAAAGCGGACAAAACCCGTGAAAGGCATATGCAGCGCGGGCGAGCCGACCATGCGGAGGTTGTGGACGAGGCGCTCGGCCAGGTCGGTCTGGTGGTGCTGTAGGATCGACGCCTCGTGATTGCCGTCGCTGATAACGGCGATCTGTTTCGCATACGGCATATACAGGCCGGTGTGCCAACTCACGAGTCGGTCAAAGTAGTTTCCGCCGCGCATCTCGGGCCTCAGCGCGTCCTCACTTTTGCGCTTGTCCCACTTGCCCTCCATCGCGCAGAACGTGTCCCCGAACTTGAGGATGGGCGCGTTCAGTTCGCGGGCCTCGTCATGGTGCCGCTTGAGTAGCGCCAGGTCGGAATGCGCGTTGTCGGCGTGTTCGTCGGCCATAAGCAGGACCGTAACCTTCTCCGAGGGCGAGACCTCGAAAAGTATCTCGGCCGCTTGCGAATCCAGCCTCGACACGTTCCAGTTCATTATTCTTTCTCTTGTAACTGCGCCAATACTTTAGTCAACTTGGCGGGGATCGGCAGGCCCGCTTTGCCGGCGTTTTCGGCGATCGAGATAAGTTCCGTTAAACAGAACCACCCGGCCACGTACGCGGACAGCTCGACCGGCATCGGCTGCACGCTCTCGGCGATCTTTAATGCCACCACCAAAAGCAGCGCGATCGCCTTTTTAACGAATCCTTTTCGGGATGCGTCGGACGACACCGCGCCATCGCTCCAGGCCAGCAGGAAACCCGTCGCGAAATCCGCCACCTGCAGACCAATCAGTCCCCAGAAAAGCACAGGCATCGATGCCACCACCCCCAGCAGCGCGCCCGGCAGCGCCACGATCAGCTTTTTCACGACGGCTTCACTCCGACGGACTTTTCAATCGACACGAAAAACTGCGTCAGGTGCGCCAGCGCTTCAGTTAGCGCCTCTTCATCCACCACTTTTCTTCCGCAGATCTTTTCAACTTCGGCCGCGATCTGCGGCAGCATCATCGTGGAATAGTGCATCGCCATGCCCAGCTTCGCGGCGCCACTTCCGCCGGCCAGCTCAGCGTTGCGAACGCCAGCGTAGATTGTCTGCGCGACCGCTTGGAACGGGCCAGGAACGAAAAGCAGCGCAATTGGCACGCCAACCTTGCCGATTTTGCGGAGCCATTTCCAGGCCATCAGATTTCCTCCCAAGCGCGGTTAAACGGCGTGATGGCCGCGTAGACGTAAGTCTTGCCCTTGACCCGGTACACCTGCCCGAGCCACGGCGTAGCGTTGGACGCGGCGTAAAATCGCCCCGGCTGGCCGGGAATCGGTCCACCTACCGGGCCGCCGATGGCGTCCTTGTCGGTCTCGTAGGTCGATCGGAACGATTCCGCCGGCACATTCGACACGAGTCGATCGGTCTGCACGATCCGCATCTCCCACGTAGGATCGAACGCAAATTGCGCCTCTACCGCAGCCGCCGCCTTCGGCTCTCCGTCCTTCCCGCCGTTCGCGGCCCAGTTCCTGCACGCCTGCAGATAATCGTGCTCCGCCTGCAGATTTATTTTTGCGGCGATTGCGGCGCCCTGCGCCATGAACGATTGCTTTACTTCGTTGAGAAACATATCCACCTCACCTCACCAAGCACTAATCACTAGCCACGCCACGGCCAGGCACATCCCGATGACGCCGAACGCGCACAAATCAATCAAAAACGCCCGCATGATTAATTTTCCCACGGCGGCGGAAGCTGAATCACTGGAGGGTTTTGCTGGCGGTCGATGTCCGCCGCAAGCGACGCGTCGTACTGCGCGACCGCCGCGGGCGTCAGTGCCGCCTCCACCCAACCTTGCACCTGCGCTTTCGTCAGGTCTGCGAATGGCGTAAACGTGCTTGGGTCGGCTGGCCCGATGGCGACCTGCCCGTAGCAGCTCGCCGTGTATGTTTGATCGGTCGCAGTTCGCCGCCAGTCGATCATGATGACGATGTCGGTCAGGCTGCCGTCGGCCGGCTTCACGGTGAGCGGATTAAAAATCCAATCGTAGGTAATTGCCATGCTTAGTTCCTTGCTTCGAGAATGTCGATCTTTGCTTTGAGTTCTTTAATTGCGTTGATGAGCGCAAACGTGATGGCGTGGCCGTTGTAATTGTACAAATCGATCTCGGGACCGTCTTCTTCCAGCTTGCCCTTAAACGTATCAACGCACTCGGGAAACACCTGCATCAGCTCTTGCGCCAGAATTGAAATCTGCTCTTTGCTATCAGCGGTAAACCCGGCTTTGCCGTTGTATTCGTATCGAACAGGGCGAACCTGACAGATTTCTGCGAGTCCCTTTTGGTATTCGCCTTTTACGGTCTTTATGCGAGAGTCGGAGGCGATTGTCCAAGTGTTGGTCGTAGGCTTGGCGGCTGAGTCGGTCGAGAGCTGAAGTTGATAAGCCGGACTCGCCGTTCCAATGCCGACATTGCCAGTAGAGTTGATCCGCATCCGCTCTGCGCTGCTGGAATAAAAAACAATCGGAGCAGCTTCATATGCAAATAGCTGAAGATCTCCAGTGCCACGATGCTGGAGGCTGGACTGCGTATTCGCCCCGGCATCGCCCCTTATAAGGCGAAGACCTGGAGAGTAGGTAGTATCCCCTACAAAATCAATGTAAGAAAATCCATTACCAGATCTTCCATATCCAACATTGATGTATTGACTTGCCGTGCTTTGACCAGACAGCAACAGATTCCCAACGACATCTAATTTTGCTGAGGGACTCGCCGTTCCTATGCCGACGTTGCCTGTCGATTGAAACGTTGCCACCGCAGAGCCTGGGTCGTAGGCATTGTTCCACGAACCCGCGAACACATCGAGAGCGTAACCCGAGTTTGCAATCCAGCGCGGCCTCAGGCGGGCCATGACCGATGCATTGCCGGCGGTCGTCTGCACGTCCCACGTAAGCGAAGCGCCGTCAAGGGACGTACCGAAGGAAACGAGGTCGCCGCGCGAAAGAGCAACGTTTCCGGTGGCTTGCGCTCCGGATGCCCAGATCTTCCCGAAGTTCGCACTACCACTGCTGCTCAGTCGCAGCGCCTCATTGGCCCCGGCGTTTCCGGTCACGAAAACAATCGCGTCGCTCGTGCCCACGCCGCTGGTCGAGCGCAGCGTCAGTGTTGAGGCCGCTCCCGTGCCGCCGGTCACCGTCGCCATCGTGCCGCTGCTCGCCGAAATGGCGACGTTGGATAGCGTGTACCCGCCCCCGTTGACGTTGTCGCCCCACGCGCGGATGTCGTTGCCGAGGTTGTTGATGTCGGTGAACGAGAGCGTGTCGGATGAAACGAAGTTCACTCGCGAAAGCCATGCCATGCGCTATTCCTCCTGCGCTAAAACCAGCCGCTTCAGGTCGGCTGACAGCGTGTACTGTTGATCTTGCGGCACGTCCGCGGCTTCGAGGATCGTTGCCATCATGGCCTGGATAGCCATCTGAAAGGCGCGGCGCGTGTCTTCCAGCGGCGTGATTTTGCCGTCGATGACTTCTAGTTCTTTGGCGAGTTGCGCGATTCGCGCGTGTTGGCGCTCGGTGAGGTCGATGTGCATTTAGGTAGTCCTGATTCCGCCCGTGAAGGCTAGCGTGGTAGTGGACGACGACAGCGAAGAAATTCCATTGGCGTTGGTCGTCGAGGTATAGGCCAAAAACGAAACCGATTGGTTTGTGTTTGAGTGATCCTTGTAGTTGATGGTAATCAGATTCGAGTTGATTCCGGTTACAAAAGACGTGCTTCCTGTGCTAATGCTAGTGATCGGGCTGGTGGTGTTGGTGACGCCCGTCGATGTGCCAATCGCAAACGATCCGCCAGAAAGCAACTTTACCTGATCCCAAGAATATTCGCCGAAGGTCGTGCTGGGTCCGTAAATTCGCATTACGCCGCCAAGCGTGCCAGCACTCCAGCGAAACCGCTCCGCACTGTTGGCGTCGTACAAATTCATCGTTGCATTGCTTCCATATGCGCCGCTGACATAGAATTTTGTTCCGCTCGTAAGGGTATTTCCGATCGTGATCGCTCCCGGCGTAATCATGACCGGGCTCTCTTGGCCCGATGTCGTGCTGTAAACTCGCAGGCCATTATAGGTTCCGTAGGCCAAGTCATTTTGAATTGATGTGACAACGCCATTTAGCGTCAGCGTCAGCGTCGCATCGTTAATTGTCACATTCCCACTCGAATCCGCCCGAATCTTTCCCGTCCCGTAGCTCGTGCCGCCGACCGACAGCGTCTTAAACCACGCCCCCTCGTTGCCGCTCTCGACGCCAATAAAGCCGATCTGGCTCCCTGATGCGTTGTAGACGCCGAACTTGCCGGGCTTCGATCCGCCGCCGCCCACGCTGATTTCGGTGGTGTCTAACTTGGCCGTGGTAACTGACCCGGCCAGGATAGTCGTGGCCGTGACGGCGTTCGTCGCGATCTTCCCGGCTATGACCGCATTGGCTGCGATCTCGTTGGACGTGATGGCGTTGGCCTGTAGCTTCGGGGTGCTGATAGCGCCGCTGGCAATCGCCGTTTCGGTGATTTGTGACGCGGCGACGATGATCTTTCCGCCGCTGATGGTGAACAGGTCGCTTGACGCGGGGAGGTACTTCCGCAGGTCCAGCGTCCCCGCTGCGCTGCCAATCGAGAGCGTGTTCTGCGGCGTGCCAGCCACTTCGGTATTCGTGCGCCCGTTCACATCGAACGACACCAGCTTGACCGTAACCGTCGTCGCAGCGTCTGGATTCGGGATGACAACCGCAATCGGCGATGGCGTGGCAGAGGTCGAGGCGAGGAGGGTTGCGCCGCTATAGACCCGCAGTTCGACGCCGCCCCACGTCGCATCGGACGGCGCGGTGAATGTGGCCGTGATGCGCTGTTGCGTCGTGCCGTCGCTGGCGGTGACGGTTGCCGCGGCAAACGATGCGCCGGTGACGTGGGAGGTCCACTCGGTGCCCGCTGCGCCGGCCGTGGGCGGCGGGACGGAGATGGTCGCAACGGGCGTGCCGACGGCGGGGCTGCGTCCA